TATGGGTGGGGGCGGGCGGGGGTTACGGCTTGGGGGTAGGGGCCGGCAGCCGCCGCCGTTTTTCCTGCCCGAAAAAGTAGCAGTGAGGTGACGCATGGGCAGACGCGGGCCGAAGCCGATCCCGACGCAACTCAAGATCCTTCGCGGGAATCCCGGCAAGCAAAAGTTGAACGACGCCGAGCCGCAGCCGCCGGCTGACGGCATCGCGATGCCGCCGCACCTGGGCGAGGTCGCCGCCGCCCGGTGGGGCGAGTTGCTGCCGATGCTCCAAGCGACACGGGTGATGACGCGGGCCGATGTCGAGGCACTCGCTCGGTATTGCGACACCTGGGAGTGGTGGCTTGCGGTCCGGGCGAAACTGAAGAAAGAGGGCGACACCTACCCGATCCTCAATGACGGCGGCGAAATCAAATACATCGCCCAGAGACCGGAAGTGTCGATCGCCCACAAGCTCGCCCAACAACTTCGACAACTGGAGAGCGACTTCGGGCTGTCGCCCGCCGCGAGAGCGTCGCTCAAGGTGGAACCGGATGCCAAGGCGGAAAGCGCGATCGACAAGTTCCGCGCCCTCAAGGCTGCCGGCAAGGCGTCGGGCTGAGTGGGTCGCGGGCTACCGCTATAAACAAGACGCCGCTGATCTCGTGGTTGCGTTTCTGGAAAGCGTGTGTTGCCACACCAAAGACTCGCCGACCGCCAAGGCAGGCGAGCCGATGCAGATGCTGGAGTGGCACAAGCAGGACGTGATCGAGCCGCTCTACGGCTGGCGAACCGATGACGGGCTTCGGCGGTATCGGTTGGCGTACATCGAGGTTCCCAAGAAGAACGCGAAGTCAACGCTCCTCTCGTGCCTCTCGATCTGGCACTTGCTGATGGAGGGCGAGGGCGAACTCGGGTGCATCGCGGCGAAGGATCGCAACCAAGCGGCGATCATCTTTGATGAGACCGCCGCGATGGTGAAGCGGTCGCCGGAACTGGCGGCGTCGCTGGAAGTGGTCGATTCGCGGAAGACGATCGTCTGCCAGCAAACCGGCTCCTCGATGCGGGTGATCTCGCGAGACGCCGGCGCGGCGGAAGGCCCGTCCTACTCGTTCGTCTTCTGCGACGAACTGCACGCGTGGCCCGACCGGCGTCTATTCGAGGCACTCCGCTACTCGGGCCGCTCCAGGCGCGAGCCACTCCTCGCGACGATCTCGACTGCCGGCGACCGTCGCGACACGATCTGCTGGGAGCAGCACGAGTACGCCGAGCAAGTAGCCGCCGATCCGAACTACGATCCCCGCTTTTACGGGAAGATATTCGGGGCAAAGACTGACGGCTCGGAGGACTACTTCGACCCGGCGGTGTGGCGGCGGGTGAATCCCGGCATGGGCATCACCATGACCGAGGAATCCTTCGCTGCGGATGCCCGCGAGGCGAAGAACAAAGCGACCAAGCTCAACGGCTGGCTCCGCTACTCGCTCGGGGTCTGGACAGAGAGCAGCCAGCGGTGGCTCGACCCGGAGAAGTGGGCGGCGTGCTCGCGGCCCCCGGCTTCGCCCTTCGCCGGGCGGAAGTGCATCCTCGGCATGGATCTCTCGAAGAGCACCGACCTCTCGGCGATGGTCGCTCTCTACCCGTGCGAGGGCGACGAGTTCGAGGTGGATGCGATGTTCTGGGCACCCCGCGATCTGATCATGGAGCGGGAGCGTACTGACCGGCAGCCGTTCCAGCACTGGGTGAACCAGGGCTACATCACCGCGACTGACGGCAACATCATCGACCACTCGAAGATCCGCGAGTATGTGCTGGAGTACGCGAAGCAGCACGAGGTCGAGCACGTCTACATGGATCTCACCGGGGCGGTGCAGCTGGCGGTGGAACTGCAAGGGGCGGGGCTGCAGGTGTCAGGATGGAGCCAAGGATTCCGAGGCATGAGCTCGGGCACGAAGAGGCTCGAATCGCTCGTGCTTCAGAACCGCATCCGCCACGGCGGCAATCCGGTGCTGTCGTGGATGGCGGCGAATGTGACGGTGGAGACGAACGCGTTCGAGGACGTGCGTCCGGTGAAGAAGAAGAGCACGGGCCGCATTGATGGAATCGTTGCACTGATCTTCGCCCTCGGCGGCTGGGAGACCTCGCAGATGAAGAACAAGCCCGCAGCCGAACCCTCCATCCTGATCCTATGATCGCCCAAAACACCCGCATCCTCTGGCTGCCCGGCGACGATTCCCGTAACTGGGACTATCAGACCGGCGGCTGGGCGTCGAGCAACCGCAACCCGAGCGGCGTCAAGGTCGATGCCGAGACGGCTCTGCGGTCGACGGTGGTTCTGTCCTGCATGCGCGTACTCTCGACTTCGGTCGCGGGGTTGCCGCTGCACATCTATCGCCGGCTGCGAGATGGGGGCAAGGAGATCGCTCGCGAGCATCCGCTCTATCGCATCCTGCACACGAAGCCGAACGGCTGGCAGACCTCGGTCGAGTGGCGTGAGCAACTGATGCTGCACATGCTTTCGCACGGGCAAGCGTTCAACGAGAAGGTCTACTCGGGCGGACAGATCAGCGAGATCATTCCGCTGCATCCATCGCGGATGAAGCTCGAACAGTTGGAGAACAACCGGCTCCGCTACTCATACCGAGAGGACAAGGGCAGCAGCACCGTCTACACGCAAGACGCGATCATGCACATCCGCGGGATGAGCGATGACGGCGTGAACGGGATGAGCATGGTCGAGCTCGCCCGCGACGCGATCGGCTTGGCTCGGGCGTGCGAGATCCACGGCGCGACCTTCTTCGGCAACGGTGCTCGTCCGGGTGTGATCCTTTCCACGGATCAGATGCTTTCGCCCGAGGCGGCCGAGAACACTCGGAACCAATGGGAACGCGCCCATCGCGGCCCCGACCGAAGCAACCGAACGGCCGTCTTGCAGGGCGGGCTCAAAGTTTCGGAGCTCGGTGGCAACAACCAAGAGAGCCAGTTCCTCGAAGCCCGTCGGTTTCAAGTCGAGGAAATCTGTCGCATCTTTGGCGTTCCCCCTCATCTCGCCGGCGATCTCAGCAGAAGCTCATTTTCCAATATCGAGCAGCAGAGCCTGGACTACCTGCAGAACGGGTTGATGCCGTGGCTGCGTCGGATTGAGTCGGCGATCGCCCGCGATCTGCTCGACGGCGATGATGAATACTTCGCCGAGTTCGACACTCGCGGGGTGCTGCGGGCGGACGCAGCCGGCCGGGCTGCCTACTACAACACGCTCTGGAACCTGGGCGTCGCGAGCGTCAACGAGATCCGCTCGTGGGAGAACATGAACCCGGTCGAAGGCGGCGACACGCGGTTCGTTCAGTTGAACATGACCACGCTCGACAAGGCCGCTCAGGCGGCCGAAGAGCCGGCGACCGTGGTCGAGGAGGTCGTGGTAGACGAGACCGCGCCGGCCCCCGAGCCGGCTACGGAAGCCGCTCCGGCCGAGGCAGAAGAGGGTCCGCAGATCGCCGACGTTTCGCTCAACGGGGCACAAGTATCCAGCCTCTTGGAGATCATCGCTCAATACAACGCCGGGCTGATCAACGAGCAGGGCGCGAAGGCGATCATCGTCGCCGCTTTCCCCGGCATTCCGACCTCGACAATCGACGCGATCATCGCGGGCACCAGCACCGCTCCGGTCGTGATGCCGGGCGATGCCCCTGCCCCCGAACAGGTCGCGGAGCCGCCGGCTCCCGAGCCAGCCGCCGCGCCGCTGCCGTCGAGCCGGGCGATGACGATCAGCGTGGATTTCGACCGGACGTTCGCCGCCGACCCTGCCCTCTGGGGCGAGTTCGCCCGGCAGTCTGCCGCCGCCGGCAATCGGGTCGTGATGGTCTCCCGCCGGCCCGACACGCCCGAGAATCAAGCTGAGATCGCCGAGACGCTGGGCGACTACCGTGAGGCGTTCGACGCCGTGCTGCTTGTGGGCGAGCGGCTGAAGGACGAAGCCGCCCGAGAGGCTGGCGTGGAGGTCGATGTCTGGGTGGACGATTCGCCGCAGTTCGTGCGGAGTGTCGAGACACGAGCCGAGCCCGGTACGGTCTCTGAGGGCGACTTCGTCTCGTGGGGATCGGCAGGCGGACGTGCCCGCGGCCGGATTGATCACGTCATGGACTACGGAACGCTGGACGTTCCCGATACCGACTTCAAGATCGACGCGACCGAAGACGATCCGGCCGCCCTCATCACGGTCTACGAAGAGGTCAGCGGCGGCTGGCGGCCGACCGCAACGCAGGTTGGGCACAAGGTCTCGACGCTGACGAAGATCGACCCGCTGCCCGAGCCGCCGCCGGTCGAGGAGAACGCGTACAAGGACAAGCCGAAGCGGAAGCCCAGGAGGCGGAAGCGTGGCGGCTAGGTATGACCACATCGACTTCAGCCCGCCGGCAGGCGTGCGAGAGGAAGCAGCGAAGGGGCTGGCGTGGCGAGACGAGTACGGCCGCGGCGGCACGGCAGTCGGCGTTGCCCGCGCACGCGACCTAAGCAACGGGACGAACATATCGCCCGAGACTGCGAAACGAATGAACTCTTACTTCGCTCGGCACGAGGTCGACAAGCAGGGCGAGGGCTGGAGCCCAGGGCAGGACGGCTTCCCGAGTGCGGGCCGCATCGCGTGGGCTCTGTGGGGGGGCGACGCCGGGCAAGCGTGGGCCAGCAAGTTGACCAAGCAGATGGAAGCAGCAGACGAGAACGACAGGAGTGCATCTATGAACATCGAGCGACGTTCCCTCGCGATTGATGAAGTCGAGTCGGCGGTGCCGCTGCTCGCGGTCGAGAGCCGCAGTGAAGATGACGGCAACGAGCGTGAGTACGTTGTCGGGTACGCGGCGAAGTTCGGCGTGAACTCGCTGGACCTGGGCGACTTCGTCGAGCGGATCGACCCCGGTGCCTTCGGGCTAGTCGCCGAGCGTCGCGGCCGGCGGAAGCCGCTGGAGACGCGAGCCCTCTGGAATCACGATCCGAACTATCCGCTCGCCCGCTATCCTGGCACGCTGCGGATGACAGTCGATGAGGTCGGCCTGCGTTATGAGTTCCCGGTGCCCGACACGACCTATGGGCGGGACATCGCGAGCAACATCCGGGCGGGCATCGTCAAGGGCTCGTCGTTCTCGTTCACGGTCCCGAGCGGCGGAGACTCGTGGAGTGTCGAGGATGGTCGCAGCGTGCGGACGATCCAGCGGATCGACTCGCTGCTCGATGTCGGCCCGGTGACGTTTCCCGCGTACCCCGATGCCGACGTGAAGGTCGCCCAGCGGTCATTTGATCAGTACCGGCAGCAGCGGGAAGCCGAGGCGGCGAGGCGGTCGCTCGCCCGGTCGCGTGCCGCCGAGATCCGCGAGTATCTGAGGCAGCATGGCCGCTAGTGGTGATTCGTGCCCGCGTTGCCGCGAGGGCCGGTTGGCTGTCGCGTCGAGCGTTCGCAGTGGCGAGTATCAGACTCGCTATCTGCGATGCCAGCGATGCGGATGCACGGCGAAGCAGATCGTGCATGGCACTGAGGTGAGGCGAAAGTCTTTTACTGCCGAAGCACGCTAACTGCATGGTTCTCGGGCTCGGCTCCTAGTTTCGGGATAGGCGACAAGCGATCGCGTCGCCGCAACCCCGAACACAGGAGCCTTCCTCGTGGAAAAGATCAAGCAGTTGCTCGAAGAGCTCGCCGCCGTCGTCGCTGAGATGGAGGCGATGACCGAGGACGCCCCCGAGGGTGAGGCTCCCGCCGAGCCCATGACCGAGGAGCAGGAGGCGAGCCTGCGGTCGCTCGAAGAGAAGGCCGACAAGCTCCGCGAGCGGATCGAGTTCCTGCAGCGGGTCCAGGCGAAGGAACTGGAGCTCCGCAGCGTGCTGGAGCGTTCCGCCCCCGCCAAGAAGATCGAAGCCGCCGTTGAGGAGACCCCCGCCGTGGAGAATCGCAGCGTCTACGCGATCCCGAAGTCGCACCGCCCGCTCAAGGGCTTCCGCTCCGAGGAGCGGGCCTACCGGGCCGGCATGGCGATCAAGGCCGGTCTGCTCGGCGACGAGGAGGCCCGGCGGTGGTGCCACGACCACGGCGTCGAGAGCCGGGCTCAGGCCGGCGGGATCAACTCGCTCGGCGGTGTCCTGACCAATGACGAACTGTCCAGCGAGATCATCCGGCTGGTCGAGGAGTTCGGTGCCTTCCAGGCGAACGCTCGGGTCCAGACGATGAGCAGCGACACGCTGCTGATCGCTCGTCGGACGGGCGGGCTGACCGCCAAGCCGATTGGCGAGAACGCTGCTCCGACGAGCACCGATGTCACCTTCGACAACGTGCAACTCGTCGCCAAGCTCTGGGGCGTGGACAACCGCGTTCCGATGTCGCTGGTCGAAGACTCGGTCATCGACCTTGCCGATGCGATGGCGGTCGAGGTGGCCCAGGCGTACGCCGAAGCTTTCGACAACGCTGGCTTCATCGGCACGGGTGCCGGCGACCCGTACCACGGCACCGTGGGCGTGGCGACGGCGATCGTCGACGGCACGCACTCGGCGAGCGTGGTTGCGGCTCAGGGCGGCAACACGACGTTCGACGGGCTCGATCTGCTCGACTTCACCAACACGGTCGCCAAGCTGCCGCTCTACGCTCGGCGTAATGCCCGGTGGTACATCTCGCCGGCCGGCTACGGCTCGTCGATGCTGCGACTCATGATGGCCGCTGCTGGGAACAATCAGGCCGATGTGGCGGGCGGTGCGAACCTGTCGTTCCTCGGCTTTCCGGTGGTTCTCACCCACCCGCTTGAGTCGAACCTGACCGGCACGACGGGCAACGTCGCCTGCCTGTTCGGTGATCTCTCGCAGGCTGCCACGATGGGTATCCGCCGCGAGGTCACTGTGAAGACCGACGCAAGTCGATTCGTGGAGTTCGATCAGCTCCTTACTTTCGCGACCGCTAGGGTTTCGATGGTGGCTCATGACCTGGGCTCGACCACGAAGGCCGGTCCGATCGTTGCCCTTCAGTTCGCCTGAACCCTCTGACCCTCTAGGAGATTCCTGAACGTGAACCATCTCGAAGCGACGAAGACGGTCGTGGGTTCGACCGTGACCTCGGCGGCTGGCACCGCGACCCTGACCATCGACACCCTCGGCTATGACTACGCGTCGGTCGATGTGCTGGTGGCAGTCTCGGCGACGCCTGCCAACACCGCGGCCTCGATCCTGAACGTGCTGACGCTCTCGCAGGGCGACACCAACACGGCCGGCACCTCGGTCTACACCGTGGCGGTTCCCGACGCGAGTGCGGCTGTCACGTCTCAGCCGAGCGTCGTGCGGCTCGATGTCGACCTCCGCGGCAAGAGCCGCTACCTCAAGGTCGACGCGACCCCCGCGACCGCCCTGGCGACCACGATCGTCGGCCGGCTCGGCAAGGGCGAGAAGGGTGCCGACACCGCTGCCGACAAGGGTGCCCTCGCGAAGTACAGCGGCTGATCGCTTGACAGCCTCGACACAGTGGATGGCGGGTGCGGCTGGTGCCGTGCCCGCCATCTCGTTTGAGGTTCATATGATCGTTCGCGTGGGCGGTACTGATGTAGATGTCCGGATCGAGTGCGTGATGAGCGGGCCTCGGTTTGGCCCGCTCTCGAACGTCTTCGGCTGGGCTCAGGCTCTGATGCCGCTCGGGATTCGCCCGACACTCGGGCAGGGTGCCCTCTGGGGCCAAGTGCTGCAGCGGTCGATTGAGCAGTTCGTCGACTCGACCGAATATATCCTCACGACCGATATGGATAGCTTCTGGTCCCGAAAAGATGTGGAAGAGTTGGTCGCGATGGCGATGGCGTTTCAGTGCGACGCGTTGGCTCCCATCCAGGTCAAGAGGGAAGACGGTCGTCCGATGTTCACCCTGCCGGGCACGTTCGAGAACCCGCCCCCTGGCGGGTCGACCGAACTGCCAATGTCGTGGTTTGCCGAGCCGGTGCAGGAGGTCGATAGTGCACACTTCGGGTGTACACTGATCTCGACGAAGGCGTTGAAGCGAACGCCGAAGCCGTGGTTTCAAGACATCCCGAATGATCAGGGCGAGTACGGCGACGGCAGAACTGATGCCGACATATTTTTCTGGCACCAGTTCCGCAGGGGCGGGAACCGCCTCTACGTCACGCCCCGCGTGACGATCGGTCACGGCGAGTGGGTTGCGGTCTGGCCTGGGAAGGATCTCCAGAAGCCCGTGTTTCAGTACACCGGCGACTACACCGCTAACGGTAAGCCCGAAACTGCATGGAGTGTGCCCAAATCGTGAAAATCAAACTACTGAGAAACTACTCGACGTACACCGTCGGGCGAGTTGTTGATTGCGATGAAGCAACGGCGAAGCGGCTGATTGATGGCGGCATTGCCGTGCGGGAGTCGCAGCAAGACCTGATCGAGACCGCGACCGTCGAGCCCCAGGTCGAGCAGGCCGATGCTCGGCCGAGGCGAGGAAGGAAGAAGCGTGCAGTATCGCAGCCTGACCGTCACGAGCAGCCCGACGCTTCAGCCGGTCAACCTGAGTGAGGCGAAGACTCATCTCCGGGTCGACACCGATGACGACGACGCCTATATCGCTGCGCTGATTGTCGCGGCTCGCGAGTGGGTTGAAGCCTACATCGACGAAACGCTGATCCATACGCAGTACGTCATGAAGCTCGACTCGTTCCCTCGGGAAATCGAACTGCCTCGGCCACCAATGGCAACCAGCGGCACGGTCACTGCCGTCTCGATTACCTACACGCTTGAAAATCAAACAACGGCAACGCTGGCGACCGATCAGTATCGCGTCGACCGCGACAGCAAGCCCGGTGTTTTGCGAACCAACTACAACGGCTCCTGGCCTTCGCACCTGCTCGACTACAACGCGGTCACGGTGACATGGTGGGGCGGGCGAGGAAACACCGCAACGTCGGTCCCGCAACGCATTCGCAACGCGGTGCTGTGGCTTGTCGGGTACTGGTACGAGCGTCGAATGGCGGCTGATGCGGTGAACCTGAGCGAGATTCCGTTTGGCGTGAAGGCGTTGCTCGACTCAGCAAAATGGGGGAGTTATCGATGAGCGTGTCTGGGACGTTTGGAATCGACATTGCGTTCACCGACAGCACGACGGTCGGCGGGGCGCAATCGCTCAAGACGATCGCGATGCGAGAGGCGACCGAGTACACGACGGGAAAGGTTGCGATCGAAACCGCTACCTGCGGCACGGCGTTTCAGTTTTTTGGATACGCCGGATACCGCAACGCCGCCGGCAACACGCAGTCGCTGACCCCCCGACGCCTTGCGTTCCGTGCATCCCCCGCCGCCCGCATCATCAACGATTTCGGGCATGTGTTGACAGAGAGCGAGGGCGATGTGTGCGTCGACAACTGGCGAGATCACGTTGGCATTCAGACTACGGCAGGCACGGCGACCTATACGCTGGTGATCTACGGTGATTGACCCAGGCCGACTTCGGGAGCGGATCACGATTGAGCAGTCGACAGAGCAGCGGAACCCGCTGGGAGAGACGACGCAATCATGGGTGACGTTCGCGACGCGGTGGGCGAGCGTGCAGGGCATCAGTTCGCGGGAGTTTCTGCTGTCGGGTCAGCAGCAGACCGAGATCACGCACCGCATCCGCCTGCGATACGTCGAAGGGTTGACGCATCAGATGCGGATCGTCTGGCGAGGCCGGGTCTTGGAAATCGCCTCGCTTCTGGAACACAACAACCGCAGCGAGCATGAGATGCTCTGCACCGAGAGGACGGGCTGATGGCTGACGGCATCGAGGTCAGTGCCGAGATCGTTGGGCTGCGTGACTTACAGAACAAACTGCGGGCTGCATACAGCAAGCCCGAGTCCGCCCGCATCCTGGGGGAAGCACTGCGTGATGCGTGCTTCCGCGTCGAGTTGCGGCTCCGCGAGGTGACACCTGAAGGCCCGACGGGCAACCTGCGAAGGGCTATAGATACCAAGGTGGTGGAGTACCCGCTCGACGGCAACGCGGTCGGGCTGGTGGGGTTCCGCCGAGCCGGCCGAGGGCGATCGCAGTCAGCTGCTGGCGGAACAGTGCGACGCGGGCCAGATCGCGCCTTTCATCAGTATTGGCTTGAAGAAGGCACGAATGATCGAGTGGTCGACACGTTGTCTCGGAGTCCCTACTTGCGGAAGTCGCACCGGCGCGTAACGCGATCCGGCACCGTCACGCAGGTTGCCGATCACACGGTGATTCGCGGCCAAGGTGGCTACATAGCCTCCTCGTTCAAACGGCTCGGCCCGTTTGGCTTTTCTCGGACTGAGCGAGGCACGATCCCGCAGCGGGTGCAGACGCAACCCGGCTACCCGAATGCGTTTTTCAAAAAGAGCAAGACGCCGATCCGCATTCCCCCGATGCCGGTCGGGGGCAGCACCGGGCGACCGCCTCTCAAGACAGCATGGGACAACAAGCGGGCAGAAGTCTCGGAAGTGCTGACTCGTCGGCTCAGTGAAGCACTCGGCAGCAAGTGGTCTGAGCTATCCCCGGAGGGTGCGTGATGGCCGTCCGCTCCCCAGAGCAGGTCTTGATCGACGCTCTAGACGAATCCCCCGCTGTCGCGGAGGTGATTGGGGGCCGATTCTACCCGGTCATCGCCCCTGCCTCTGCCGCCTTGCCGTTTGCAACGTGGCGGCGGGCGGGGGTGCAGCGGGAAATGACGCTCCAGGGGCCGTCAGGCGTCACCACCGTCACGCTGGCCGTCGACATGTACGCCGAGACCTACGAGGCAGTAAGGCAGATCGCGGACCGGCTGCGGCAAACACTGGATGGTTTCACTGGCACGCTGGGAAACTGGGTCTCAGTGAGGAACGTGTCTCTGCTCAACGAGCAAGATGGGTTCGTGTCACTGGCCGGCGGCGACCTTCCGCCGGTGTATTCGGTCACACAAACATACACCGTGCTCTGGCAGGAGATTTAGCCCGTGTCATTTTCAACCCCGCACGATACGTCGGTTTCAGGGAACGGCACTCAGTTGCTGCTCGATCTCAATGGCGTCACGAGTTCCTACGTTGTCACGAACATCGCCCTGAGCAATACGAATCCTGGGGATGCTGCTGACACGCAGATTGACGTGGCCCACCTCGGCCAGACAACGGGAGAACTTGCTGCTCGGCTCGCCGCTCCGCTGGTTGTGCCTGCTGATGATGGCGGGTCTGGGCGGACGATCACCTTCGACTACATCGGCAAGGTGGTCATCAGTGACGGGGCAACTGGCACCTACAAGATCACCGTTGCGGGGGTCAACTTGGTGGGTGGCACGACGGCGAGTTATCACACCGTGCAGAGTTCGACGCTGACTCTCGCGACGAATGATGCGATCCGGGGCCAGGGCGTGCTGACCGTCGCCCGCTGATAAGGCGGGAGGTCGAGATGCCGATACCGTGCCAGGGCTTCACAATCCAGTGGGGCACCGATCAACTCCAAGAGGTTCAGGCCCTGGAGTATGACGCCCCTCGCGGCTTGCCGGTGGGCCGCGTCACAACGTGGACTCCGAGCCTCGGCACGCTGCGGCTGTCGGGATTTTCGACTGCGTTTCTGCCAGAGAGTGAATACGGCAGGCGGAAGCGGTTGACATTTCAAGGCCGAACCGCAACCAGCGGGGCAGTCATCAAGTGGTTCGATCGCGACTGCGTATTCACCGACACCGCCATTGAGGCGACGGCCAACGGGGCCGTTCGGTTTGCGTTCACCTTTAGAGTACAAGACACGGTGGACGCACCCACGAATCCATAGGAGTATCGGCATGGCACTGACGGCAGAAGAGATTCTCAAGGCTGATGATGCGGGGCTGAAACAGGTCGCGGTTCCCGAGTGGGGCGGCGATGTTTATATCCGCGTGATGACGGTTGGAGAGCGTGACAGTTACGAGCGGCAGTGGATCGGGAAGAAAGAAACCGGCATCGCGAACTTTCGCACGCAGTACCTTGCCCGCGTCCTGTGCGATGAAACCGGCAAACTTTTGTTCACCGCCGAGCAGACCGACGCACTGGCTCAGAAGAGCGGGGCGGTGATGGGCTGGCTGTTCGACGCTGCGATGAAGCACAACTCGATGACTGAGGAGGACGTTCAAGAACTGGGAAAATCTTAAACGCGAGTCCGACGCGGCGATTCATCGTTGCGTTGTCCCGCGAGTTGCGAATGACGCAGGGTGAGTTGTGCCAGCGGATGACATCGCGTGAGTTCGCAGAACACATTGCGTATGCCCGCTGGTACGCGGCCCTGCCCGATTCGTGGCAGCAAACGAGCCTGCTCGTTGCG